TATATGCAGAAGCCGTTTCGTCATAGAATCCTAGCGAATTAGTGCTAGTGAGTCCAAAACTGTATTTTTTAGTGGCAGCTGTATTTGAAAGAGTAATAGCCGAACTTCCATCTCCTGTGACTTGGAGTGTTCTGGAAAAGCTAGAAGTAGGTGTTATTGTTCCAACGCCGACACTTCCAGTAGAAAGCACTATAAAGTTGGTAGAACCCGTTACTGGGCCAGAATTTCCCCCACTTACAGCGAATGAGTTATTCACTTGAATTCCGCCACCAACTCTGCCAGTAACCCATGCGTCATAAGACTCACCGCTTCCACCAGTTGTTCTTAAGTTTATGCTTGCGAGTATATTAACACCAGATCCTTTTATTACCAAGGGTGCGTTATCCGCAGCCCCTGAAGCTGTTGTGGACATTACCAACATTTTTGGGTTGGCAATCGCATTCGCAGAATCAATAACGACTTTGTTGTTTGTGGTCAGGGTATTGTTGACCTGTGTCGGAACAGACAAAGTAAGTGAAGCACCACTGTTGATGTTGGTCTGAGCGGCACTAGGTGCTAATAAGTTTGAGGTTACTTTAGTGGTTGCCATTGTGGTTGTTCAGTTAGTTGTGGTGAGGGATGGCGTTATGATAAAAGTTCTACATCAAAATGTTGAACACGGGCTTGATTGTTAGCTGTGGGAGTCAAAGTGGTGTCTGCGCAAAATGCAGCAACTAGGCTTCGGCCACCGCTGATCGTCGGGCCATTTGTCACAGATATAAGTGGTGTTCCATCAATGTCAGGCAATGGCTTGGTTGACCCTGTGTCTCCGCCTGCTAGAAAATAAACATCGACATTGCCATTACCCGTATTTCTAACAACAAATCTAAACACGCTGTTGAAGTAAGTAGATGTTGCGTATGCTGTTACCCATGCGGTCTCTATGTAAGTTGTAGCGTAATAAGCAAGTCTTGCTTGCAAATTGGAACCATTCCGTCGAAACTCTAAGCATAACCCGGGCGTTGCAAGAGCTGCTTGGTTAGACCTGTAAAACGCTGGCGTGCCGATGAAAAATCGCAATGAGCCGTTTTGATCTCCGATTGCACGCAGGTAGAAAACTCCTGAGCACAAGAAATTTCTAGCAAAATTGAATCCTGCACCTGACCAGTCATTATGTGGATTCAAGTCGCAGAAAAGAAAGCCCGAATGAGTGTTTGCAGCAGTAATGGCCATCTCAACAAAACTCGGGAAAGTTAATTGGTTTACTGACCCTACAAGTGCGTTTGGTGTATTCATCAGTGTAAAAACCCGCGCCTTTCCTTCGACACGATTTTTGATGACGCGAGTATCTGACAAATCTCTATTCATCACTCGATCCGCCGTGCTTGAATCCTGTGATGTCAAGTTAGCTGGGCCAGTAATTGTCGGACTCACCAACGTGACCCCGCTAGCAATCTTGGAACTTGTGACGCTGCCATCACTGGGTGTTACCTGCCCTACCTGTATGGTGTTTGTAGGAGAGATGACGACTGCTTTGCTACCGTTTGGCAATGGACTGGTGAATGTGATATTGCCACTACCTACTCCGTAGTCAACGGTTGGCTCTTGCAATACACCATCAATGGCAACAACCAAGGCACTTGGATTGGTTAAGCCGCTCGCCCCACCGATGGCATATACGCTTGTTGATCCATTCCCTGTAAGAGTTGTGCGAACAGGGTCAACGACTTTTGCTACTTCTACACCATCAATGGTGATTGAGTCGGCTGCTGCGATTGCGCCTGAAAATGTTGCAAGCGTGTTGGTCAAATCCAGCGATGTCCCAAGTGCTCCACCTGCGGTAGTTTGGAAAATCAATTTGTCGGTAGTTGATCCTGTTGCCTCGGACGAAATAGATGCTGTCGTAGTTGTAGTTGTGCCATCATACCACTGCCAGAGAATTTGTTGTCCATCCCCAACTGCTGTCGGGTTAGCTGTGAATACCAACTTTGGCTGAAGCCCAGAAACGATTGGCTCGGAAAGGGCAAGGGTAGACAAATTGAGGTATGCCGTTCCTGATTCAGAGTCTGTAATGTTAGAGAAGGTTATACCTAAAGCATCTTTAAGCGCTTGATCTGCGCCAGCACCAAAAACATAAGTCAACGCATCCAAGTATACACTATCTGTAAGAGTTATGGCAGGGCTTTCAAAACCACCTGCCATAACGTAACCACTTGCATCAATATCCCCAACAGAAATAGTGTTTGCTATAAGACCACTTACCGCAATGTCTCCTATCCCATCTCTTTTTACTATCCTATTGGCAATAGCCAAAGACGTTGCATTAGTGACATCTGTATTTGGGAAAGATGTGCGTGAGTCAATTCCACTGCGGGAAGTATTCGCGAATGCGCCAGCAGTAGTAACTGTTACCACATTGCCACTAATAAAGCTAGGAATTGCCAGACCATTAAACTTAGCTGCACCTGTGGAGTCGCGTCTTACAATAGTATTGATGATTGCATTTGAAGCAGATGATTCACCAATAGTTACAAGAATTGCTCCATTGTTTTGTTGGCTTCTTTCTACTCTTGCAACAAGTTGTGTCCTGTCAGCTGGTTGAGTTGCAGTCAATCCACCACCAGAAGCAACATAGAGTTCTGCATTGGCGTTAAATGACTGTGTGTCAAGTGACTCAACTTGACCAATAATAATTACGTGAGTATCAGCATTGTTTGCTGCATCAGCGCTAGCAATACCAATAGCTGGCATCTTAGCGGCATTTGATGCATCTGCCCTACTTACAACTGGGTAGATTACACCTGCTGAAGTATAGTAACTAGAAACATAAACTGGATTGCCTTTGTAAATCTGCTCACCTGCTCTTGCATGTGTATAAACACTTCCAGCAATATTGCCATGAATGTGACTAGCAACTAATGTTGAGTTGATTGTAACTGGTCCTCCATTAATTCCAGTAATTGTAGCAGTTTGTAATCCATTAGGAAATACAAATGGAGAACCGGGTGTAATAACTGGATTACCTTCATCACCTTTGTAAATATCGTTATATACTCGAAGTATCAACGTATTAGTCGTAAGTGACTCTGTATTACTACTCCAGTTGATTTCTGAATGCAGATCAGCAAAAATAAGATCATCTGCTGTGTTGACTACGTTATCAAGATAATCAATTAGCTCATCGGAATTAAGATTGATAACACCATCGTAACTTGGGTTATCTGTGCTAGCGCCATTTAATGTAAATGAGTTTGTTAAAACAAGTGCGTCTCCTTCAAAGTCATTTCTTTTCTTGGCGCAAAATACAATTTCTGATCCAGTAGCAATTTGAACTGGTTTCCCATTGCTTATAAATACAATAGAAAGAGGAAAAACGTCTCCACGTTTAACATCAACTCTTACAAGTTCTTTGTTCAGTTTTGGGCTAAAGACGATACGTCTAGTAGCAAGGTCAACGTAGAGATTCATAGCGGTTTAGTTGGCTAAATTCTTCCCCGTAGGGAGATAACCTCCCCCATGATTTCAGGTCATGAGGGAGGCGAGCTATGAACATTACAGAAGATCAGCGCAAGTTACCATACCGTAAGCATTAGGACATGCTTTGTGACGGATAACTACACCGAACTCTGGGTTTTCAGGACGAGTGCCAGAACTAAGAACACCACGGAAGCGACCAATCGTGCCGTCAGGGTTCTTCTCTTCATCCAGATAGTTCTTCCAAGAGAACTCACCAGCATGATTAACAATATCAAATTTAGCACCAGCAACATTAGTGATAGGCTTAGGAATCAAGCACACTTCAGTTTTTTGGTGAAAGATGTAAGAGTCTTCATACTCAGCAGAGAGCCAAGCAGGATTTGGGATAACAACTGGATTTGGACCAGAAGTTTTAAGAAACTCAGGAACTTTAACCCATGCGCTATACACGGCGGCAGTACCTTGAACAGTAGGTGCTAAACCATCTGGATTCATTACAGTGTAAGTGCTACCACCAGTCAATACAGCTTTGATAATGTATTGATTGGAACCAGAATACACTTGCGAACCAACAGTAAGAGTTGTTGCAGCAAGGGTTGTTCCGTCAGCAGCGTAAGTAGTAAGAGTTGTGCCTGCTACTTTGATTTTTCCAGTTGCAGCGGGTAGCCAGTTCCAACGAGGAGTCTTATCATCAATCAAGTGAACAAAACCAGCGTAGTTCCACTTAACACCCATAGGAGCAAGCAGTTTTTCGTTTTGAGACGAATAACGGAAGTCCTCACGGATATCAGGGTTAGCCATGATAAGGTTGCGACTAGTGCGAGCACTGGTGACAAGGCCGTAAACAGGACGAGTTTCTACCATACCCATAGCGCCATCTTGAGCACCTTGATGGTTCATGTATTCATAAACATAATCAAGGAAACCTTGGGTGAGGATAGAAACAGCTGGGGTAGCACCTGGACTTGGGAATTCAAAGCTATTGTATTTATCAGCGTTAAGAGCAAAGGAGGCATCGGCAAGAGCTTTGCTAGCAGCTACGCGAGTATACTCACTACGATAGCGCTCAATCCAAGTTTCACGCGCTTGATCAGCAAGGGCATTGATCGAAGCTTTCATTTGTTGTTCACGAACAAAAGTATTGCGAAGGTTATTTACGCAAAGATTTGGACCCCAAATCGCTTTAGTTTGCAAAAAGTATTCACGGCTTTGTTGCGTGAATTTAACTTCATCAGATTGAGGGACGCAGCTACTGCCTACTGTGTTAGCACCATCTGCATCAGACATGTTTTGCCAATCAACAGGAGCAGCGCCAACAAGTTGAGCGCGATCAAACACGAAGGTTTTATGGACATTACCCATTCCTTCTTCCCATGCTTCACGAAGATGCAAGGTAAGCCAAGGAGTGGTCTTAGCCATCATTTTTTGGTTAATATTTGGGGTGATTCTGCCCGACTCGCGGAGCAACCAGTCATTAATTGTGTCAGCCATAATTTATTATTAGTTAAAAGTTTAAGAAGAAAATACCACTGAGGAAAACCTCTGTAGAAGTAACTACTAGAACGGATAACGACCGAGCCAACGGAAAATGCTGCTTTTTAGAACCATGCACCTCGAACAGTTCGAGAGACAATTGTCATAAAAAGCAGCATGTGTCAAAAACTATTTTACAAAAATTAAAATTTCATTTTTCTCATTGCAGTAAGGAAGTCATCAGGCTCCGTTGATTCAACTACTGGTTGACCAAGTTTAGGCCTACGCAGAATCTCATTAGCCTCTTTACCTGTAAGCTCCTGTAGCATTTTCTTGGCATTGTTAAGCTCTTTAATTACATGAGGAAGCGCAACACCAGCAAATGCAGCATAAGCCTTGTCTTTGCCAGCAGCTTTATTGAAATCAATAGACAACGCTCTATTGCGTAGCTTTGTCCAGTCCTCAGTGGACTCTCCATTTTCATTAGTAAATCCTGGAATAACAGTTTTGTATTTATCCCAAATACTAGATTGAATTTGTTGAACAGCTTTTTTCTCTTCTTCAGATTGTCTTTGTTGTTGCTCAATCTGTTCAGCCTCCATCTGGCTAAGTTTAGTTGAAGCATTATCAAGCATATCCTGTCTAAGTTTACCAAGGTTACGGTATTCATAGATCATTCGATAAAGATCCTGCTTCTCAAGTTCATTAAGTCCAGAAAGGTGAGCATTAATTAGTTCGACCTGCAACTCTCTATCTTGTTCACGCACAATGTCTTGAACTACTTCAGCGTCAACTTCATGCGCAGCAGCAATCTTTTCAGACTCTTGTAGGATGGCTACGGCTGGCTCAAGAACTTTCTTTTTGTATTCTTGAGAAGACTCAACTTTAACCTTAGCACTAACCGAGCTAAGTTCCTCAACTTGTTGACGTAGGCCTTCTGCTTCAGCAGCTTTAAGTTCTAGCTCTTTGATTTTAGCCTCAACATCAGCAGGAACTTTTACCTCAACTTGTTTTTGTTTATAGTCTTTAAGCTCTTGACGTAAAGCACGGAACTTATCCCCAGCTTTAGCATCCATGCCTTTCGACATTTCTTCAGTTTCTTTATTGAAAGAATCTTCATTGAACTCGGATGATTTCTCTTCTTCAGATAAACCAAGGAAGTCATCAGCTTCGTCAATCAAGCTAACATCATCATCTTTAACAACTGGAGCTACATCATCCTTTTTCACAGGATCAGCAACAGGTGTTTGTTCAACAGGGTCAGTGTTGTCTGGTAATGAATAATTATCATCCGTTGGGAATGAATCATTCATTGCTTTTAGGATTTCAATTTCTCCTCCGTCATCGGTGTCTTCTTTATTCATGGCGCAACTTTCTTGTTGTTAATGTTACAGTTTGTTTGGTTTTGGCTAGTTCATAGAATGCGTTTAGCCCAGCTAAAAGCCCCATGTTATAAGCCTGTGATAAAGCGGCTTTCTCCACTGTATCAACATCTATCTTGCATCTAGTGCGTGGAATTTCAGAGAATACTTTCTCCAATAATGGCGTAGCCAAAATACGGCCTAACGCTTGTTGTTCTGCTTCTGTCATAAAGTTTATTGCCCCATGGCTTTGATCCTGTCAACTCTAGCTCTGGCTTCAGCATCTTTAGCTGCAATCTGGCTCATAGCTTTTTGTGTTTCAAGAACGATCTTCTGCTGTCCAATCTCGCGCATTTGACGGAGTTTCTCTTGATGAATCTCTGCTTGCATCTGCATCTTCATGCGAGTTTCCATTGTTTCAGCTGGATTACCACCTTGTTCTTGTGGTTGACCCTGTTCAGCAGCAGCAGCAGCTTCTTCTTCAGCTTTTTGTTGTTGCTTGTTGTAAGCACGAATACCATTAACAATGATTTCACCAATTTGCTGTGCTCTTTGAAGGAAAGAGTTATACTCTTCTTGAATTTCAGGTTGAACCGTAGTCATTTCAAGAGTTTGAGTAAGGTGTTCATGAACTGGAGAGAAGGTTGTAGCATACTGCATCAAGTCAACTTCACCAGTTTCAACGCCCTGAAGTGACTCTTCAAGCACTGCCAAGTGGCGAGGAATGTGAACCATATGCATTTCACCATCAATAGGATTGACTGGTTGACCTTGTAACAACAGGTTGTTTTCAAGATCAGCAATCTTAGCATCCATTGGAAGACGTTGATCCTCTGGTTTTCCAAAGTAACGAACTGTCTTATCAGCGCCAATAAGCTCGGCAGCCACATCGAACGTAAAGTTCTTACGTCCAATTTCATCCATGCTTGCATACATTTGTTGCAGCTGATCATAAATCATAACACGGCTTACTCTTGAGCCAGTTCCAATGATACGCTGCGCTTTGATTTTTTCATAATCAATCATAGCGAATACCTCTTCAGGCACTCCCCTATCCATGCAGCGTTGCTTCATTTCCTGCACCATTTTACGGCTTTCTTGGTCAGGTTGTCGAATCGTGAATGCACGTTTTACTTTTTCACGCATCAGTTTATCCAACGGACCATAGAACAGGTTGATAGCAAAACTATTTAGTTTGTTAATCCAATCAAGTTGCGCACTAACCTCAAGTTTTGTGCGTCTATCTTGTTGGTTTGAAAGGATCATGTTACCAGCACTCAATCCACCAGTAGCACGATCAAGAAGTCCACGACCAAGCTGAATAGCTGGAATCATAGAGTTATTGAGGTTGTTGGCTTGTGGTCTAGCTGGAAGATTAATGTTTGGAGGTAGTGCAATACCACCAGCAAAGTCAATAATCTCAAGGTCTTCAAGGTCTTCTTGTGTTGTAGCTTGAACAACCATTGAACCTTCGATACGCGCATTGTCCATAACCTTGCAGGTAAGGACGTTCATTGCGTTGCAGATCTGATAAATAAGATAACCCAACCCTCTTACGGAGTGGATACGGGCATTGTTACCAATAGTGAATGCAAAAATCTGGAAAGCTTGATTGGTGTTTTCATAGTAACTGACTTCCTTAAACAGGAATTCCTCATCGCCTTTGGCATTGTTCATGTCAGAACCGTTCTTAGTTGTAATGTAGAACGAGACACTCTTGTCGAACTCTACAACCCAACCATAAACCAATTCAATCATGTCAACTGCGCTCTCAAGATAAACATCGTTACACTTGAGGTCTTCTTGTAGGCGCTCCCACTCATTCCACTTGGTATCTGTATGACCAGCCGCAGTTGTAATAGCTCTTACTACAGCGTCTTTATTCCAACCTTTTAGTGGCTCATCACCTCTAATCTTGTTGTAAAGTTCAATGATGCTCATTGTGCTAGTGCAGGTACACATGGGCATATCACTTGTAATAATGGTAGTTTTACGTGGGAATTTGAATCTGTCTAACCCACCAACCTTGTAATGCATTGTTTGTTTGTCTTCAAAGTAGCCAACAGCTACGCCATGAGTTACATAAATGTCGCAAAGTTGAAGGAATGTGGGGAAAGCAGAGTCATTCGCCTTGTCCATTGTGGTGAATTCTTCAGCTAATACAGCTTCATACATGCTACGCATTGGCTCAGGAACGTTTTTCAACGGAATCTGCGCGATTGTAGTAGGTGTGCTGTAAATATCTACGTAACCAGAGACGGCTTCGTTCTTGATTGCAGCTGCTTCACCTGTATTGAAGTTAAATCTTTCACCTTGTCCCTTGTCTTTTAGTTCTTTCTCATCAAAAGGAGGACTAAAATCCATGTCTTGTTGCACCAATCCCCTGTTATGGGAGCCAATTTCGTCATCATTAATGTTTTTACCATGAATGGAACGTAACCCAGCTGGCGTAACCATGCGTTCTTTAGGAGCTTCACCCGTTTCGGGGTTAATACTCTTTAAATTATCTGCGATAATATCAAGTTCGCGTGTGCTTTCGACAAAAGACATGGGCTGTTCTTACCTCAATTTTCTTCCACAGCAAGCATTAATTTGCTTTTTCTTAACTAATCTACTCCAATTCTTGCCAGTTACCTTACTGACATTCTTAACTTCTTCAGAATGAAACATTCCTAAAGCAATAGATTTATCCACCAACATTAAAAACATGTCTGCAATGTCGCAAGACTCTCCATTGTTATTCTTTTTGTGTTCGTCTTTGCTTTCTACGCGCAACTTAGCAGTTTCTTTCGAGTAGTATTGTCGTGTGCAAAGTTCCTTCATTAGTTCCTTTGTCACGCCAGTAATCTGACCACCACGAATAAACTCCTTTGGCTGAATCCATAACTCGCTATTCTTGTTGTAATACTCAACTTCTTTACCACGGAAGAATGCTTTTCTACCTGATGGCTTTGAGCTAAAATTGACCTTAGAGACAGCGGGACTCCAAAGCGCGTCAACTATATGCCCGAAGCTAATACCGCTCCCTGTGCCGTCTAGCGTGGCTCTGTATGGCGTTACTCCCCAGTCTGTTGCCAGTTCCTTCCATTGAATCACCAATTGATGAGATAACGGATTCTTTTTGTCGGAAGTATCCTCCACTAACCCCCTATACTGACAAACATGGAGATGATCGCGCCCACCAACTTTACCAATCTTCGCAACACCAGCGTAAGCCCTATCACCTCCACGGGTAAATGCAGGATCTAGCGCCGTAATTACAATTGGCGTCCCCTCCCATTCAGGCTCTTGGTCTTCCATTGCATTGTTCACAATGAACTCACTCTCTTGATAAATCGTATTTCCTGCTCCTTCAGGACACCAGAAAGCTTTAACGAAACGATAATATCCTCTGCTCTTCTTACCACCCCTAGCATCTGCAATCCTATCACAATACAATTGATCTGGTTGCCAGAAATACTTCTCCCCGTCAGGCTCTGTAATCCTTGGACTCAACTCAGCATTGAAACGAATACACATTCCATACTTTGTTTTCCATTCTTCTTCCTGTTCCGTAATTGTAGCCCATCCACCAATTGGCTCACACAAATCAGCAAACGGATCACTAAACAAATTGGGGTTACCCAATCCACCAAAGAACACCCGATCGTTGGACGTAAGGTTGTCCCATGCAGCTTCCAAAATACCATCCCCAAGGTTTGGCATCTCGTCTGCAATAACCACAACATTAGGACTTTTAATACCAATCAGTCCACTACTAGCTTCTCCTGCTTCAGCCTTACCTGCCGCTACAAGTTCAATACCACTGTTCCTCGTCAGCTTCCCCAACTTGTTTACACCCTGAATGACTCCAAGGCTATCCACCAACTTTCCAGGACATCCCATCCGTTGTGCCTGTGCATACAACTGCGTAACACTTCTCCAAATCCTTTTCCTTGCGTCTGCTTTAGTCGTACTCATTACAAACACATATGTGTCTGCTGGCCGACTCCAAAACTCTACCAATGCATACAAAGCAAAACCATCACTCTTACCACTAGACGAACATCCAGCAATACCCAAAAACCTCTTCTTCCCCCCATCGCCAATAGCACTACGAATCATTTTATTCGTCCACTTATTCCACACAACTCTCCTCACACTCCCATCACAGTTGAACGCCAAGTCCACCACATTCTTAAAGTGATCCCACTTCTCCTCCACACTACACTTCCTGTGCGCATAACACCATAACTCAATCGTCAACTGATTCACACCAGTCGGCCAATTGTATCCATATTTATCCATGCACCCTAATTACCTCATACCCCCTACAGACTCAAGGGATTTTTTTTAGTGGAAATTTTTTTATGAGAATTTTTTCACAGACGTTCTGTTCCATCTGTGTAGTCGATGCAGCGGAGTAGGGGAGTCAGGTGACACCCGCCGCCCCTCAGATTACACGTAACAACACACACGCACATATGCCTACTACAACTACAACTCAAATCTATAATAACGAAGAACTAGCCACGTTTCTCGACAGTATCCACAAGAAGATTGATATCTCCTGTGATGATAAGCTGGTGGTAGAGATGTCGGCTCCTTATGGCGATCCATATGTGATCGACGTAAGGGTGACAGCAGTTCCTGACATTCACGCCAATGTGGATGAAAGGGTTGAACAGTTTATTGCCAAATATGGATTGGTTAAGAAACGACCACCAATCGACTGGATTATGTTGCTGCCGCTCTTGGCATTCCTCAACATATTCTTCCAGCTATGGCTTCGGTCTTGATTCCTTCGCAGAGGACACCGCTTTGGCGGTGTAATGCGGCAGTTCTGGTTCCAAGCCCAGACACGTATTCGGGTGTTATAAACCCGTTTAGTCAACTAAAGGTCATATTTCTCTCGCTGCAACCTACCACGTTGGTAGGCCAGCTTGAACCAAGAATACACACGAATATGACTGACTTGAGAAAGGAATCCATGAGTGACTTCCTCGCGACTGAAGGAAACACGTTCTCTGACCACGCAATCCGTTGCGCGGTTGATGAGAAGGTGCTTATTACCAAAGCTCAAATGAGAGCATTAAGCGATCACCTAGATGCCGTTGGGTCGGCTCTTGATTGCTGCCTCTGGGCTTACGCAGGACGTTATTATGAAATCGACGGCGGATATGTCCACGAGGACACGCAAGCCTATTGGCTGGTAAGCTCACCGTTCGATCGGTTCTTGCCAGCACCTGATGGGAGTGATGACTACTCTCCACCGCCAAGATTCAGCGATGACGATTGGCTTCCATGGTAATACACAAGACCAGCCATGTCTATAAACTGGCACGACTTTCCTGCCCCTTATTCAGCTCCAATGGGGAGAGCAACGCCTGACCAGCGATGTTGGTTATCTGTGCAGTGATTGGATTCTGCACCGCGCACATGCAGATGCATACACATATATGAAACTAATTACTATTGTTGATATTAAATGGTCGGATAAAAATGATTCCACACATGTGTGTGACGTCATAACCCTCTCTGACGGCAGTATTATCTATGCCGAAAATGGGAATGCCTCTTACGAGGTATACGACACCGCCAGTGGCGTTGTCCAGATAGGAGCCGTTCTCTCATCAGTGGAACAACAGGATTGGCATGGAAGGTATTACATGTCGTATTATTTTGACACACCGACAGAGGTCAAGCTGAAGGCGATAATAGCGGCCGCGCCAATAAACTGTTATCACATTAAGCTACGCACCCCTTTCGAGGGACATGTTGTAGATTTAACAAACGGTTGCGGAGATAAACCATTTGACTGCGCGCGCGCAGCTTATGGAAGTGGGGAGATAAGTGAGGAGCAACTCCAAAGGCATATCTTCAATTGCGACCGAGTTGATTACTTGGTTTGCTACTAATAAAATCCCGCTTCGGCGGGTTGGCTGGAGAACGGATGAAAAGCCCATTCCGTGCGCACAATCCTGTGTGTGTTTCAGATGGCATTTAACTACACACAAATATGGTAATGTATAAAGCACTAAAAATATCTCCTGCATGGAGAATCGAATTGTTGCGTCACTACCTTGATTTCATCAAAGTGGATCAAGGCACGTTACACTGTCATCATGTCACGTTGCAATATGACGTTGATGAATATGATAACGACTTCAACTATGAAACAACAATAATGTTTACCCACGCAGGAGTAAGTTCAAGCGGGGTAATGGCATTAAAACCGTTCCTTAATAAACGGATTGAATGCAAGCAAGATAATCCACATATGACAGTATTTGTTCCACATGGCGCAAGTGCTAAGGACGCAAACACAATTACAAATTGGGAGCCTTTGTTGTCGCCATGGATTGTGGATGTGAATGAACAAACATTGCGTGGAAAGACACCTACTCCAATAGTCTTCAATAATAAAGCTGAAGTCATGGTTTGGCTTTACGATAGGAATTATGAATACATGGACAATGTTCGATATTCGGTTCTGTCAGACGCTGCAAGTTATACGCAGTATGAAGTGCAAAAAGCTAATGGATGCTGTAGATTCGTTGATCAACTAATCATTGTTGGCCAAGAGTTGGCCATGATCGGTTGCAATTACGGACATTAACATCCCCAACCACTGCTCATTTTAGCCAGACTAAAGTGGGCAGAATTGGTGGTGTCGCAATGACAATACTCGGCAACTCCTTCCGTTTAAGGAGAGACTACATAATACAATGCAATACGATAAAGAAAGAAAACAAGACAGCCACGCAAACGCCGTGGAAAACGCAATCAAGTATCTCCTTACTCTTCCTCCGAAGAAGAAGGTTTGGGATAAGGTAATTCCAATGGTGAGATTACCAATCAGGTTAAAGGAACTTAATGTTCTTCCCCCGCTTGACGTGATTCGCTTATAACCTCCAACCATCAGCGCCTCAGTTTAGCCGACTAAATTGTGGCGTTGTCTTGGGTGTTACCTTAATTAACACTATCCTATTCTCTAATCACACAAGAACAGCAGGCAAAAACAATGCCTACATTAGTTGCCTTAGTGGTTTGAGAACAGGCAAAGGGGAATACATTGTGATTACTGGAAAGATCAATACCAATACAGATCGTTCTGGCTCTACTCGGGGCTAAAACATAAAATCCATTGGTATATCAACATCTCTCCTAACAGTTATTCTGTACTACTGTGCCTCTCCCATCCGTAATTACTTAGGGTTACGGCAAAAACACTGTGCGTCTATATCTCTCTACAAGGCGATTTAAGCATAGCTTACCCATCAGCCGCTATGGTCACCCTACTCGGTGGTCAAAACCCCCTAGAATCGGCTGTATTGCCCTTATTTGGGCGCATTTATGGGTGTTTATTGCTCTTTTGTGCAGTTTATTTGCACATGTGCGTATTATAGGCTCTTTTCTGGTGTATCCAAACTTGGCTAAAGTAATCAGATGTCAACAATAGGAGAAGGATTAAAACCATTGGTTAAGATAGAAAGGTTAATACTACTGTCTGTCTTTCCTTCATCTGGGTTGATTGCTTTATCAAGCATCTTCATAGCTTTTTCAGCCTCCGTGAAATCCTGAGGTATGGGAGACATAAGCCAGAAAGTATCAAGAGCCTTAGTTGCACCCTTGTATAGTTTCTCTCTCATTTCTTCTTTTCTCGCCGCCCAACGGTCTGCAATTTGCTTTGCTGTATCCTGTGGGGGTAAATCGGTGCGGGTTAATGCACGGCTGATTCTCTGTGGACTAAGCCATCGTTTGTCTTTGCTACGCGATAAGACAGTTTGATACTTTAGCCCGAACTCCAGAGCTAAATCTTTCAAGGAAGTATCACCTGATACATACCTATTTTCAATTTCCAACCAAACTTGATCCGCGATCTTTGGTGGCCGTCCTTTACGGATTGGCTGAATAGAATCTCCCATGGCGTAAGCATAAATAATTGGCAAAGGTTGTCAAGAATAAGCTTCGCTATGGGTTGTAATGCATTATTATGAGTGCGACTACACACACCACAACAGAGAATTATGCAGGTTTCGCTGGCCTACATGATCAAAATCTAATCAGCGAGCAAGAATACGCCCATCTTAGAACAGGGCTACTCCCACAATACGCCAGAAGGTGGATTGTAAAGGAGTTTGGTGGTGTTCCGACACGGATACGCCGCCAGTTAATGGAAGTTGCTTCAGAGGAGCCTTATCATCCTCAAACAGCAATCTCCATAGTATTCGGGGTTATTGCTTCCTACAAATCCTTAGAGAAGTGGAAAGCAGCTAACCTACGCAAGTCTCATCAGTCTATCTCCGTTAGCTCCAAGGTTAATGGGAAGTGGAATGATCTTGAGACTACGTTATGGCCTCCGTATGAACGTCCAACTACACGTTCAGGTCAGGTCAATAACACAGTGTATCACCGTCCAGCGCGTTACGTATTCAAACACGGCTCAATCCGTGTTGATCTTGGCGCACAGGACGGAAGATTCTCTCCAATCCTGCACAACAATCCTAACTCAGCTATGCAATCCGTAGCTACACGGTTAGGACGTGCTATTGGTGGAGACTTTAACAGAGTTGCTCAGCAGATTGTCGGTAATGATGATCTTGTTGCTACGTCAACAGCAATGCGGGTGGGTAATCAATGGATTGTCCTCATCACAATGATGCGTGATCCAAAGCTTACACCTGCATCTTTCCATGTTACTATGGAAGGAACGGTTAAGTCCACGGATGTTCATCATCCTGCTAACTCCGTTTCAGAAGTAGAGTATGCCTTAATCAAGGGCATCATCGAAGAGGAAGATTCAGAACAATCACTCAATTATTGCTATGAGTTTGATGGTGACCATCAAGCGCAGATGATGATTGAGGCTATGTCAGATAAACTTGATCCAGAAACCATGACACCAACTGAATTATTGGTTATGGAACTAGCAGCCGAAAATGGTGACTTGATTGACTTCATGTCGGGTGCATCAACATTCCAGTCACAAGATTATCATGACTTGCTTGATATGAGAGTGGAACAGACTGCAATGCGCCTTATGCACAAATATGAGGGTAACGTAAACAAAGCCTTCTATGTTGCGCGACTCATGCATTCAGACGACTATGACGCACTTGAGGACTCACAAGCTTATTGTGTAGGACTTAATACTGAAAAGTCTTTCTTTACAATGAAAGGAAGCCTAGTCAATGTAAGCTGCCGTTTCTTTGGTATTCCAACAACATATCCTAAACCATTAATGCCAGCGCGTAATCCGTTTAGCCAGACTAAATACTTGGCTAGAACAGAATACGTTGCTCCAGTTCAGAAGTATTCTGAGCCACTTCCGCAAACACTTGCTGACCCGCAACCAACCAAGATCATTACAGGCATGGTTGTTAAACCTAATACGGCTTACATCAACCGTGACGGTGTGCGTGGTATCGCCCCACAGGTTCCACAGCGTAAGTTCTCATTGCAAGACAACCCTAAGCTAGCTGCGATTGTATCTGCTTTCGCGCTTACAGGTTCTCTCCCCAAAGCAATCAAAACCACAAAGCGTAAGTTAAGCTTCGCTTGAGGTAGATATGTAATTGATGTAATTGTCAGTTACAACGGAGGTTGCGCATTCCGTATCACAATCACGCTAATTAACAACAAAACCAAATACAATACCATGTCGAACGTAACCAAATTGATCCATTGTCGTGATGAAGCTGAACTTAATGTCCTCAAGTCTGTAATGCCTAGCGCAGTAGCAGGTGCTAAGGTAGTCTTCGGACTTACAACCCCAACTCAAGTAGAACTGCAACTAGCAGCCCGTGCAGGTGACACAATCACCACAACAGGGTTACCTCTAGACGTTGCATCCGCTCTTGGTAAAGTAACCGTGCTTCGCGCATGGGACAAAGTTCTTCCTGGAGGAGGACGTTCCTCAGGTTGTATGGCTCCAAAGCACATCGCAACCATGGAAGTAATGGACGAGGAGGCATATGCTGAACTTATCCAATCACCTCTATATCTCAAAGCAATCGGTAAAGGCGGCACGCCGTCAACCGAAGAGCTTCCATAACTTTTCTGTGTGTAGTCAGGGGGAGGCGGCTTGTCCGTCTCTCCCTTTTTTTATGCAAGAACAGGCAAAATGAAACGTAAATCCAAAGTAACTGACGAGCGCAAAGCACCTTTCCTAAGATTGCGTGGCAAATGGCTAGAAAAAGCTGGTTTTCCTCGCGGAACAAATACAGAAGTAATCGTAAGTCAAAACCTAATCATCATCAAACCAATCTAAATATGGCAAAACACAGACACGCAGACCTAATGCTTGCCTACGCGCAAGATGCACAAGAATCAGATGCCCCATGGCTACTTTGGGAATACATATATATGTATAATGACGGTTGGCAGCCGTGTAAAGACAATCCATCGTGGAGTCATAAACTAGAATACCGCCGCAAAGTTAAAACAATCCGCATTGGTGAATACGATGTGCCAGAACCGTTGCGAGTAAGACCCAATAAAGGAGAAACGTATCATTTTGTATCATTCAAAAGAGACAGTAATGTTCATAGTTACTCATGGCAAGGTGACAGTATTGATGACGAAATACTTTCAAAAGGAATAATCCACCTAACCCACGAAGCCGCAGAGCTTCACGCCAAAGCACTAATTAGCCTGACTAAACTATGATTTGCTATAGAGACAGAACATACTGCACATTCTACGAAACGTGTAACAAGCGCAATGATTGCAGCAGGCCTTTAACGCCCTTGGTGTTGCTGAGCGCCGCTAACTGGTGGGGTAGCGATGCCGCTCCAATTGCAGTATTTACAGAGAAGCCTGAATGCCACAGTGACAACCAAGAAAAGAAAGAACCATAAACACACAACAATATGACGGAAAAAGAATTAACTGAAGGCAATTACAATGCAAAAATCAAAAAATCAACTAATTGTTATGGGGTTTATTATTACACAGTGACAGTCACTAACAATGTGCAAGGTCGTGAAGATTTTATCGAATTAAAATCGTATCAAACTGAAAAAGCAGCTATAAAAGGGGCGAACAAAATTCTTGCAAGTTATCGACAATCGTGAACACACAAGAAGAACAACTATCGGACTCCCTGCTTGCCGCCTGTAAAGCGGCGGGGATTGAGGAGCCAAAATACATCGCGCAGGATGAGAACGGAACCGTTTGGCATTATCAGAACATGCCAACGCGCACTGACAACCTATATATAGTTGGTGATTATGAAGATCCTGCGGATAGATTAGACCACCCTCCCTACGCCAGTGAATGGAAAGAGAGCATACTTGAGTGGACTGATCATGTTGCTGACACCAGCAAAAAGATGGATGACGCTTGCAAGCTCGCATATCAGAAGAACCCAGAAAAAAGCGATGGTTTATACTGGAGTCGCTACCGACAAGGCTGGTTAGATGCGCTTGAGTGGAAAGCCATGGCAGAGGAAGGAGGAGCAAGTGAGTGACGAAAAATGGGCTTACGCATTTTTCTTTGCGACTTTGCTTCTTGGCGTTGCGCTGCTTTTTGACTGGGCAGATGTACGTAAAATAAAAAAACAAGCCATAGAGCGCAAACACGCGGAGATCAGTGGGTTATTGACCCAAGCGGATTTTATGAAATACCAATTATCGAGATTATGAATACAACAACAAACTCCGAGGCGTTGCCTCTCACGCCTTGTTTGGCTTCTTCTAAAGGTCACTTCGGGGACAAAACGCTGCACTGTAAATTGTGCGACCAAGACATCTTTATTCCGCACAATCAAGTCGGAGGCTTTTGGCACCTAAGCGGATGGACAAATCCACACGGGCTAAAGTTCTGGGGTGGCTACTGTTCTCCGTGCTTCCGCAAGCTAGACGATATTATTTCTCTACCGAACGCCTGCGCACCGGCACAGCTGGGGGCACTTGCATGGAAAGGAGGTTCGCATGACTGACGAACAAATCAACATCGCGATTGCGGAATCATTGGGCTACATGGACATTTACCGCTGTGGATCAAGTGGCAAACGCACTGAACAAGGTTTATTGCATGGCAAACTACTTTGTGGCACTCTCGATCAACCATCCCCAAACTACGGGCGCGAATATGTTTTCATCAAGCGTTATACGCATTGTCTCAACGCAATGCATGAAGCAGAGAAAGTATTGACGGCAGAACAACGAAGGTCATACGTGTCCTACATTTTCAACTTGCCTGCATCTGAATGTGAATCTAACACATTTGCAACAGCAGCGCAACGCGCCAAGGCTTTCTTGCGCACAATTGGAAAATGGAAGGAAGAACTATGAAACCAGAACTACAAAGAATCAGAATAGCAAAGGCTTGTGGATTTGATGAATCACATTGGCTAGAACTTAAAGATGGCATTGTATTCGGAACATCAGGAAGTCTCCCAGACTACCTCAATGACCTCAACGCGATGCATGAGGCTGTTAGAAAGCTAACAGATTCGCAACGCACGAAGTTTAGACAGAATCTCACCAAGGTATGGACGGCGCGGTATAACGCAACGCACGGCTTGTTTCCGCCGCATGACGATTCTGTCAACGCGTCAGCAAAACAACGCGCCGAGGCGTTTCTCCGAACACTTAACCTTTGGATTGAATAATAAACTACTTTCAAAGCCCTGATAGCTCAATTGGATAGAGCATCGACCTTCTAAGTCGGGTGTTGCAAGTTCAAATCTTGCTCAGGGCGCTTTTAATCATTATGATAATACAAGAAGTAAATAATAAATCGTTACAAGAAATCTTTGACTTTGTAGCAAACCATCTGCTTACGCAAAATAAGAAATCAGTTGAAGAAAGTGGCACATGCCTATACCGTTGTGGTGACTTAAAGTGCGCAGTAGGAGCATTAATTAGTGATGAAGATTACAATTATAGTTTTGAAATGAATAGTCTAAAACTTCTGACTGATAAAAAAGAAACAATATTCAGTGACATTGAAGAATCGAGATTAACATTCTTGATGTATTTGCAAGCAATTCATGATGAATATACAATTGAAAGATGGCCAGAACAATTATCCATACTAGGGTCAGACTTTAACTTAAGTAATAAAATCTTAGAGAAATTCAAAACAAATGAGGAACATTGAAACAGTAACAGCATTTACACGTAATAGCTCAGGTTATGGCTTAACAGTAAGAGAAGCGTGTATCATAGTCGCCGTAGCTAATGTTTGCGCATACAAAGAATCAGTAGGACTGCCAGCCGAAGCCACTCAAGCGGAAATTAACTTGATCACTGGCATGGAAATGAAATCCACAATTAGCCGACTAAAGTTCTGGATTGAATTCAAGCGTAGAAAAGTAGGCAAAATTCATAAATCACACTACTGGCTCAACGCTAAAGGTATAGCAACCGTGAGGAGTTTGTTGAAACTCCATGAATTGGATATGGCAGAAGTAATCAAAGCGGCAGCAGCAATGAAGTAATTTTAGCCAACTAAACAAAATGAACACAGAACCATATACGCCAAGAACAGATAATCAAACTGTGAGATATTATGATGATGCCAGTGGCAATAGAGTTGAATATATTCCAAGTCGATTCGGCAGACAACTTGAACGCGAGCTTGCCAAGCTTACTAAGCAACGGGATAAGTTAATTGGCACTATTGAATACATTGCGTATAGCGAATTATCAGCAAGGCACTTAGTTGATGTAGCACTTGAAACTTTAAAAGAAATAAACAATCAAAACAACAATACAAATCAGTAATAAATATGAATGAACCAATTTATACTATGGATGAACTAATTTATAAAACACGCCAATGGTTTTACGCAAAAGAAATCATTCAAAACAGCAATCCTCTTAAGCAATTAGAGAAAACACAAGAAGAGCTTACTGAAACGCGAGACGCAGTGGTCAAATTGAAATACCTAGGTGCAAATGTGGAATTACAATCTGGCGTTGGTGCTGACGAATGTCTTGATCTTCTCAATGAAATCAAAGACGGCATTGGCGATACCGTAGTAACCTTGATTGGCGTATGTGAGATGTATGGTTTCACTCTTGAAGACTGTTTACAGCAAGCCTATGACGTGATTTCTAAAAGATCAGGGAAAATGGTTGATGGTAAATTTGTCAAAGATCTAGTTTAACAACAAAACAATAACTCAATGAGTAATATAGAAGACAAAGTAGACCCTTATCATCCAGACTTTGATTGGTTTGCATTTCTAGATCAAGACATAGAATCAATAAGTGAAGATCACTTAGAAGAAGCAAATGCTCTTGCAGATAATTGGGTGACCTGTGCTTGTGGTCAATTATGTGAAGCTTTACCTAGAGATAGGGGAAACTGTCCCGAAGATGAAAAATTGTATGAATTGGGTATGGATTTTGCGTATAAAATATCTGAAGTGCTTGATACTCAAAGCAACATTGTAAAAAATGAAGCTGTTGAAATCCTAAAAGCAATTGAAGCAAGAACAACCTTATTACTTGAACAAATGAAAATCAATTCCTAATCATTAAAAAGCGTAGCCCCATCTCTGAGGCTACGCTAGGTTGTTATTTCATTTTTTTAGCTACTTTCTTGGCTACTGGAGCCATTTTTTTAGCTACTTTCTTAGCAGGTGCTTTACCTGCTCCCATCATTTTGCCATACTCGGCCATTTTCTTGTTGTTCATCATAAGAAATTGTAATTACCATTTCACTTTGTCAGCCCAATAAGCAGCACTCATCTTGCCTTTTGCTATGTTACGAGCATGTCTAGCTTTGAATGATCTACGCTTAGCCTTCATGCGCTCAGATTCGCCAGCCTTGGGCTTTCCAGCTACACTTGCGCCTTGTTCCCCAAAACGGATAAGCTTTGTTCTATCGCCTTCCTTGGCCATTACAACGTGACTCTTTTTGGGATGCGATGGAGTTCTTTTAGGTTTATTAAAACCCTCCAAACCAAGCTTCTGCATTAATGGCTTTTTGTCCATGGCGTGATTTTAGTTGGCTAAATAGAAAATATCAAATCAATAATATGGAAAATAATAAAATAGACGATGGATGCAGCGAGAAAAGAGAGCGAATTAGAAACTAGAAGCCGCAAACTGGAAACAGAGCTTAATGAAATGCGTAGTTTATTTACTTCTTATGTTCTATGCGAAGAAGCATGGCGCAATGAATCAACGGACAATAAAGTAAACGCAGTAATGGAAGCTAACTTTATGCGAGAAAAAGCAAAACAATTACTAAAATTATGAAAGCAGGATATTACTACAAAGAAGTTGGTTGCGATGATTTTAATGGACCATTCACGTCAATTTCAGCAGCAGAAAAAGCTATCTTGAAAGAACATAAAGAGATTTGGGAGTCTTCATGCAATTGCCTTCAGTCAGCATCATCACAATCTTGGTGCAATCCCGTATTAATTTTCAAGGCGGTTAAAACCGTCAAACTTGAAGTAACAGCAAACATCAAACTAATAGAACAATGACACACGAACAAATTATTGAAGTAGTAAAAGCCCATAAAGAAGGCAAGGAAATTCAATGTAATGCTAAAACAAATGAATTGTCCAAGTATGGGTGGATTAAAGCGCGTTTAATTAATGCTGATGATTTTAATTTCAAAGAATTAGATTATCGAGTTAAACCAGAACCTGAATACATTTGGATTCTCAAAAACGAAAATGGATACAATCTTTCGTTTTATGATAATGAAAAAAATGCTATAGCAGCTACTAAATACAATTCATCATACACAGTGCACAAATTCAAAAGAGAAGAAAATGATTGAATTACTAAAAACCCACCCAGTGTTTGCAGGTTTTGGTGTTATTGTCATTGTGTATTTTGTGATTTTCATTCTGTGTTTATGCCAGTGCGCAAAAGACACAGATGAAGACTCATAAGCCAATCACAGTATGAAAAAACTAAAGATGTATGTATCGCCAGAAGATCGTGCGGAGATTTATGAAATCGCAATAATTTGTGATCAGTGGAATATCCTGCAAGGATTTACTGGTGATGACTACATGATGTTGCTAATGGCATGTCACGCAAATCATAAGATTGATTTAGCCAGACTAAAGTTAGCTTC